AGGCTCCAGCTTCTTCTACCGCTACAGGTGGGGGCGCGGCTGTTGTGGCTGCGTATCAAGTCAATCCCGGCCCTGAGTATGCCGTGCCTTTAGTGGGTTGGGGTGCTGGTGCTTGGGGTGCTGGTACATGGGGTATTGGTGCTACATCTGTAGATGCTTTGCGTATTTGGAACCAAAGTAACTTTGGTCAAAACTTGATCTTTGGCCCACGCGGTGAAGAGCTTTACTACTGGGATGCCAACACCAGCCTAACAACCCGCGGCGTACTGGTGTCTTCTCTTGCTGGTGCATCGGATGTGCCGCTACACCAAAACTTCTTGCTGGTCTCAGACACCAGCCGCTTTGTACTTGTCTTTGGCACAAACGAAATTGGCGACACGATTCTTGACCCGATGCTGATTCGTTGGTCTGACCAAGAAGATGCTGTGCAGTGGACACCCTCAATTACCAACCAAGCAGGTAGTGTTCGTCTCTCGCACGGCTCACGCATCGTGACAGCCTTGCAGTCTCGTCAAGAGATTTTGGTTTGGACAGACTCTTCTTTATATTCGCTCCAATACCTTGGCCCCCCATATGTGTGGAGTTCACAGCTTCTTGCCGACAGTATCTCAATCGTAGGCCCTAGCGCTGCCGCAATTGCTTCGGGTGTCACGTACTGGATGGGCGTGGATAAGTTTTACAAATACGATGGTCGCACACAGACCATGCGCTGTGATCTGCGGCAGTACATTTTTAGCGATATCAATGCGGCTCAGTATGAGCAGGTGTTTGCAAGCACCAACGAAGGCTTCAATGAGGTCTGGTGGTTTTACTGCTCTAGTAATTCAAACGCTATAGACAAGTACGTTGTGTACAACTACGAAGAAGACATCTGGTACTACGGCATGATGGCGCGTACGGCTTGGCTTGATTCTGGTCTTCGCAACTACCCACTTGCCGCTACGTACAACTACAACGTGGTAAACCATGAACAAGGCGTTGACGATAACGCTACTGGCACTGCTTTGCCAATCGAGGCGTACATTAGCTCTTCGCAGTTTGATATTGGTGACGGCCACAACTTTGGCTTTGTCTGGCGTGTTCTGCCAGACATTACGTTCCGTGGTTCTACAGCCACAAGCCCACAGGCTACGATGTACTTACAACCTTTGCAAAACTCAGGCTCTGGGTATAACAATCCACAATCGGTTGCGGGCAGTAGTAGCGGCGTAGTAACACGCACAGCGATTATTCCGGTAGAAGAGTTTACTGGGCAGATCAATACCCGTGTACGTGGTCGTCAGATGGCGTTTAAGATTGACTCTACTGCGCTTGGTGTAACGTGGCAGTTGGGCGCTCCTCGTATAGACATTAGGCCTGATGGCCGAAGGGGTGGTTAATGGCACAAGCAAACGTTATAGCCCCACGCTTACCCAACCCGCCGAAAGAGTACACGCAAGCCTACATGGAGCAACTCCTGCGGGTGATGTTTTTGTACTTCAATCAGTTGGATAATCCGGGGCCAATCTCTGGCGCAACACAGCGTAATGGCACTAAAATAACAGCAGGTCTGAGTTTTTCTCAACCTGACCCCACTACGCCAAATACCTATGTGATTAGTTTGCCAACTCAAGCTGACTACGCTAACCTACGAGTGGGAGATGTTTACTATGACACTACCGCCGGAAACGTACTGAAAGTAAAGGTCTAACATGAGCCTACACGCAATAGCCAACCACATGGCCTCCAGAGGTAGAGGCGACGATTCAATGCTCGTCCACATGACTCCCGGCGAAGTTGCGGGTCTTCAAGCATTGGCTATGAAACATGGCGGATCGCTGACAATTAACCCCGAAACAGGTTTAGCCGAAGCTGGGTTTCTTAAGAAGTTACTCCCTGCGGTTATTGGCTTTGGTCTTAATATGTTTGCCCCCGGTCTTGGCTCGGCTGTTGGCGCTGCTTTGGGTACTAGCGCAGCTGTAGGTACAGGTATTGCTGTTGGTGGTTTTGAAGCATTGCGTACTGGCAGTTTGAGCAAAGGTTTGTCGGCAGGTTTGGGTGCGTATGGCGGTGCAAATCTGGCTGGTTCTATGAGTAGCCTTGGCGCTGCGGAATTGGCGGCTCCCACAATTGATTCTAAGCTACCCGCTTTTATGGGGGATACAACAGCTTACGCAAACGAAGTTAATGCTATACGAAGCAACTATTTAAATGCGGCTAATAAGGCTTTTTCGCCAATGGAAAGGCTGTCCGCTGGCTTTGGTTCTGTTACAGATAGCCCAGCGGCATTTGGTAACTTTGCTAAACAAAACGCTGGCGCACTCCTAGCTGCAACATCTCCAGTGATAGCCGATCAGGGTGTGGAAACCGTCACCAAAATGAATGGCCCCGCGTATATTCAAAACTTTGACTACGACCCTATGACGCAACGCGCAAAAGCGTTAAACCCCGTCAGTCTTAAGTCTTTAGGTTACCCCGGTTACGCTGATGGTGGTTTGATGCACCTGCACAGAAAGTTTGCAGAAGGTGGTGCTGCCAATGTTCGTGATGGCAGTTCCCAAGCCGCTTACAACTACTTGATGGGTCTTACTAACACCACAAGACCAGATGTTGAATTGTTACCAAATGAGCAACCTACATTTTATATACCACCTGCAACAACTACGTCTATGACTACGACTCCAGTTACAGGCGGTGGTGGCGGGGGTGGTATTGGCGGTGGCGGAGGTGGTGGCGGCGGTGCGAGCGTAGGTAACGCCGGGTCCGATACTGATCCCTCATCTACGTATTCAGGCTTTCAGCCTGCGCCACCTAACCCCGATATACCTGTTGTAGACATTATACCTACGCCAGTTGAGCCGCCACCATTTGAGCCTGACTTAGACGTGCCTGAGCCTATTCGTTACCCAGACTCAGATTCACAATTTGAGCCTGACTTAGACGTGCCTGAGCCTATTCGTTACCCAGACTCAGATTCACAATTTGAGCCTGACTTAGACGTGCCTGAGCCTATTCGTTATCCAGACTCAGATTCACAATTTGAGCCTGACTTAGACGTGCCTGAGCCTATTCGTTACCCAGATTCAGACTCACAATTTGAGCCTGACCTAGACGTGCCTGAGCCTATTCGTTACCCAGATTCAGACTCACAATTTGAGCCTGACCTAGACGTGCCTGAGCCTATTCGTTACCCTGAGCCGTCGGACCCTTACAACCCTGAACCGGTGTATAACGCGCCCTATGTTCCTGAGCCAGAGCCAGTTGATCCAAACTTCTTCGAGCCCGGTTATGGGAACACAGGTGTGCCAGACCCAGAGCCATACGTGTCGGACCCTTACAACCCTGAACCGGTGTATAACGCGCCCTATGTTCCTGAGCCAAATGTTCCTGCACCTGCTCCATCTGAGCCACCTAGCGGCTTGCCAGACCCGTTTGGCTCATACCCCAGCGAACCAACATATATTGGTAATTTTGACGGCGGCGGTTACGACAGATTTATAGAAGCTGAGAGTGACGGTAATAATATTGATGAAGATTCTTACGACTACCAAGGTATGGCTACCGGTGGCATGGTTCCCGGCTACGCCGACGGCGGTGTTTCCGGAAGCGGTAGCTTAGACTTGCACGTGCCTATTAACATTGGTGGCGGCGGTGGCGGTGGTGGTTTTGGCGGTGGTTATACCCCTGTCGGCGGTGGCAACGGCATGACTTCTACACCTAATGTAAACCCCAACGCAAATGGCGGGTTTGGTGGTGGCCTTGCTGGAATGTTTGGCGGTGGTGGACGACCTCAAAATGGTTTTGGAGGAATGCCGCAAGGATTAGCTGGATTATTTGGTAATGGTGGATTTGCCCCTCAAGGTTTTATGGGTCAGATGCAACGGATGGATAATATGGATATGTATTCCCATGCGCCAAATCCATTTATGGAAGTGCCAGCCGTGCAAAATTATCAAGACGTAATTAGGGGTCGTAGCAATATGTTGTCGGGTATGGGTGGTACAGCTCAAAATGGGTACATGCCCTCCGGTGGCCAATCGTATGAGCAGTATTTGGCAGGGCGCAGCCCCATGCAGCAAGATGTTCAAATGACACGCGATCAATTTTACGCAAGTCAGCAGGGGGCAAATAACGCAAGGATTCCAGCTACTCAAATGCGGTTTGCTCAAGGTGGTGGTGTAGGGTCACATTTGGGTGGCTACTCTGATGGTGGTCGTTTACTCAGAGGTCCCGGTGATGGTGTGTCTGACTCTATCCCTGCATCTATTGGTAAACATCGTCAGCCTGCACGTCTTGCCGACGGTGAATTTGTAGTTCCAGCCCGTATTGTGTCAGAATTAGGTAATGGGTCTACCGAAGCGGGCGCACGTAAGCTATACGCCATGATGGATAGGATTCAAGCAGCCCGAAGAAAAACTGTCGGCAAAGGGCGTGTGGCCAAAAACTCCCGCGCTGAGAAGTACTTACCCGCATAAGGACAGAAAATGGCAACACAAATACAACAAAACCAAATAGGCTTTGCCCCTGAGATTGCGCCGTTTGCGCGTAACTTGATGGGCATGGCCGAAGGCACTGCGTTTACTTATAAGAAAGATGAAAACGGTCAAGTAATAATTGACCCGACTACTAAACTACCAATTGTTTCTGGCTTCCAACAGCAGCCAACATACGAACAGTTTGCACGGCAACGAGGTTTTACAAATCCCGAACGTGTTGCACAGTTTACTGATCTTCAGAAACGGGCTTTTAGAGGCGCAGAAAACTTAGGTTATGACCCCTACTCAACAGCCGCCGCACAAGGGCTGCAAGGTTTGGCACAAAGAGCTGGTAACTACGGCTACACCCCCGAAAGATTTGCCAACCCATATACAAGCCAGCAAGCGTATAACCCATCGCAGTTTAACGCCCAACAGGTAAACGCGCCTCAGTTGCAGAACTACCAGATGCAAGGCCCCCGAGATGTACAGGGTCAGCAAGCTACTGCCGCTCAGTTAGGCGCGGCTCCTATGGCTCAAGCCGCACAGTTCCAAAGCCCTGCCGCTTTGCAAGCAGAGAGAGTTGCCGCCGAGCGAGTCAATGCACCCCAGTTGCAAGCGCTCAGTATGCAAGCGGCTAAAGATGTGGGCACACAAAGCTTGACACAGCCCGGTACTGTTGACCAGTACATGTCCCCCTACATGCAAAGCGTGGTGGGTATTCAGCAACGGGAAGCCCAACGTGCGGCAGATATTGCCAGAACACAAACCAATGCACAAGCCGTTAAAGCTGGCGCGTTTGGCGGTAGCCGCCAAGCCATTATGGATGCTGAAGCCGCCCGTAACTTAGCTCTCCAAAAGGGTGACATCCAAGCTAAGGGTTCACAAGAAGCTTTTGCAAATGCGCAGAGTCAATTTAACGCAGAACAGCAAGCGCGTTTGCAAGCGGCACTGGCTAATCAAGGCGTTCAGCAACAAGCCAACGTACAAAACTTAAGTGCGGGTTTACAAACGCAAGGTCTGGGTGCACAGACAGGTTTGCAAGCACAGGGCATGAATCAGTCTACAGGTTTACAAGCACTGTTGGCTAATCAGCAGGCGGGGTTGCAAACAGGTCAAGCTAATCAGCAGATGCAGTACAACACAGCTCTGCAAAACGCCCAGATGCAACAACAAGCAGCGCTGGCTAACCAGTCTATGGGCGGTCAGTATGGCCTTCAGCAAGGTCAGTTTAATCAAGCCGCTGCAATGCAGAATCCACAGTTGGCACAGCAAGCTATGCTGGCTAATCAAAACATGGGTTACAACGTTGGTAACACAAACTTGCAAGCGTTATTGGCACAACAGCAACTGGGCTCTGGTCAGAACATGCAGGCTCAACTGGCTAACCAACAGTACGGTCTAAACGCACAGCAGATGGCTGAGCAGGCTCGTCAGTTTGGTTATGGCCAACAAATGAACAACGCTCAAAACATGGCGCAGTATGGCCAAGCGGCTAACCAACTTAACGCACAGCAGTCGCAGTTTGGCGCAGGTCTTGGTCTGCAAGGTTTGCAAGCGGGTATGTCTGGGTACCAGAATCTTGGTGCGCAGGGTCAAAACCTGTACAACCAGAACATGGGCAATTTAAATGCCCAAAATCAATTTGGTACGCAGCAGCAAACCCAAGTGCAAAATGTTTTAAACAATCAGTACCAAGACTATTTGGCAGCGCAGAACCAACCATACAAACAAATGGGCTTCTTGTCAGATATGTATCGGGGTGCTCCGCTTTCTACACAAAGTAGCACAATGTACACATCACCGCCTTCAACCATACAAAACATTGCTTCTTTGGGTCTTGGCGCGGCTGGAATTAGCAAACTGTTTGCTAGGGGTGGTAAGGTTAAATCTAGCGGCCTTGGCGGTCTTGCATTAAACAAGTTGGTGTAAGGAAAAATCATGATTGATATGGCATCTGTTTACGCCGCACGGTATAAAAATAACCCCGACGTACTTCGCGCTGCGGTAATAGGCCAAAGCCCTGATCGTAAACTAGACCCTTACACTGCATTAAACGCATTGAAGTTGGTTAACGAAACCAACAGAATGATGATGGCGGGTCAAGCTCAACAGCCCACTTCAGCGCCTTCTTTAGTTGCCCAAAACATGACCCCACAAGCGGGCCTTGGCGCTATGGTTCCCGGCGCTATGGGCCAAGGTGCTCCAGCCCCCCAAGGTATGCCCCCACAAGGTATGCCTCCACAAGGTCAAGGTGCTCCAGCCCCTCAAGGTATGCCCCCTCAAGGTCAAGCTCCTGTTATGCAAGCAGCCTCTGGCGGTCTAGCTGGTATGCCGACTCCTGAGTACGAGTATGCGGAAGGCGGTATCGTTGCGTTCCAAAGTGGTGGTTTAAATATGCCAGCAGTAACGGCTGACCCTATGGCCAATTTTGCGCCCGCAGTTAATGCTGACCCTTTAGCTAACTACTACAACAATGATGACGACGACGAGGATGATGAAATTAGCACTGGGGCTGAAATTACAAACACAGGTCAAGGCAATGCTGGACTGCAGTCAGTAATCTTTGCTAAGTTAAACGATAGTATTAAGCGCGCACGTGCAATTACTCGTAGAGAACCTACTAAAGAAGAAAAAACTGCGATGTTTGAAAGCATCGTTAGTAAGCTTGAAAATGTTGGCGGCCCTGATGTTTATGGTGATGTCAATAAAAGTTTAACTGCTCGTGAACAAGCTGCGGACAAAAACTATAGCCAAGATAAAGGACTAGCACTAATTGCCACTGCGGGTAATATTCTTAAAGGAAGTAGTTTAGCTGAAGGTATTAGTAATGCGGCACCAGCGTTTGCAGGCTACATGAGTGAAGCTAGTAAGGCTAAACAAGCCGAGGCACGTGCTATTGAAAACATGCGGTTTAACATTAATGATGCTCAGCGCAAAGAGCGTATGGGTAACCGTCGTGCGGCTTTGTCTGCTATGGCTGAAGCACGTAAAGAAGAAGGCGAAGCGCTTACCTTTAAACTTAACCAAGAGAAGGCAGTTCAAAGTGCTTTAGGTGCCGCTATGCGTGCGACTCGTCCCGGTGCCGCTGGCGCTGGCGCTAATGCCAAACCCCCTAAACTGCCCGAGCGTTTGTATGACGATAACTTAGCCAACTTGTTGCAGACAGAGAAACCAAACGAAGGTGAGTCAGACACGGCATTCAAAACCCGCATGCGCGCAGAGGCTGGTAAGTTAACAGCTAGACAGGTCAAGGACTTTGGCCCCGAAAAAGCTGGCTCTGAAGAAGCAAAATTGACTGGCAAAACAGATACTGATTTAGATACAAGGGTCGCCAAGGAAAAAATCTTTGACCCAGCTTGGCAAAATGCTACGACCTCAGAGGAAAAAGATGCGGCTGAAACTGCACTGCGCAACCGTATTATTGCTCGCCGACAAGCTCAACCTACGTCTCAGGGTAAACCCTCGGGTGGTGGGGTAAACAAAAATTCGACAAATCCTCCAGATATCAGTACCATTAAGGGAGCGCCAGCAGGCTCAACAATTGGTAAATCAACTGCCAAAGGTTGGGAAGTTCTGGATTCATCAGGAAAATTAATCGGATACGCTCAAAAATGAAATTCGTACCCCTCTCTGAATCAAACAACGAAGCAAAACCAGACGGGGGGAATGAAACAGAGGGGTTAACGTTTGTCCCGCTGGAAAAGCCTGCCCCAAAAGCCAAACCTGTAATTGAAGGCGACTACGACTTTGGCGCTCCAGAGGGAACTCTTC